CGCAATTATAGAACGTCTCAACATCCGCATCTTTACATGGATTCGTGACAACCATGTCATATCTTTCTGCCCACGCAACGAAATGGTGGTTATTGAAATCAATTTTATTTGATACAGATCCGGCATAATCATCACCATACGTTATTAATGACACGTAATCTTCGAATTCCATATCCGAATTCTCAAACTTATCATAAAACGCAGAGCGATGTAGAAGACTATTCACAATAGAATTAATGTATGCAGTCAAATTCTGTCCCGAGGGATTTGAACCAATGAACTGCAACAATGTTCCATTATATGCTGTCAAAGCACATGCCACTTCAGTGGCAAGCACTTTCATAACAGCAATATCTTCATGTGAATAATTTTCTGGAAACTCTTCGGCCAATTCAATCAGTACCTGGAAAGCAGCATAAATAAGTTGTGCTGGCATACGCAAATCATATTTGCTGTAATCACCGGCATACCCTCTGCCACTACCTTGTTTTCTGATATGTCGAAACAACTGATCCATTTCCGGACCATGTGCGTTAATTCCTACTGCGCATTCTGACTTCAAAGGATGTAAGGACATGAATCTTGCAAGAGGCAAGAAAAATTTCCTCATTCCCAACTGTAAAGTCATATTTGCAGCTTGAAACACACGCACTTTGTCTTTCGACAGCTTGGTCGGTTCATCCTTCAGAGAGGCTTTAAAAGGCAAATTACCTCTTTCGCCACGTCGTGCTTTCATTTCAAATTTCTGGAATTCCTCCCAGTGTTCATCAGTGAAAGTACGTGGACAGGTATGCTCCTCTGTAGGTTCAAGAAATAAAACGTCTTGTGATTTGGGTCCACTCAAAGGAAATCCTCGTGAAGTTGACATATTCATTTGGTCAATGAAACGCTTTCCGTCTCTGCCGGAAACAATCTCAACCCGTGTTAAAGGTCTAATTTCATTGGCATACCACGATCTATGTCGCTTCAATTCTTTCTTAAGTGGACGTAGGTAATTCTCCATGGCTCTTCTGAGATGTCTCTCAGGAATTCCAATCGATGGACGACTAGAATACTTGAGCGATTCTCTCCATGGATGCCATGGCTCCCTACCTGTAGGTCCTTTTCCTTTCGGTGGACCCCATTGATTAGGAACCTGCATAACCTCACATACGCTCTCTGAGATAACACTTGTCTCAACCTTTGAATCAAATGTGTTCTTTCCTCCACACGACCCCAGGATTTCCATATTCGCACCAGGTTCCAAAAAACGAGTCGGACACTTGGCATGAATGTCTTTATCCTGTATGTAGTTAGTTCCATAAGACATATATTCTTCGCTAGCTTGCGCCGCTTGGAAATGTGTCGGGTCTTTTTGCAACGTGTGCATTGCAGCCCTAACTTCACTTGCCAAGGGTGTGGCACCACATCCAAATCTCTTGTCATTATTCTTTCCACCTAAATGGATAGAAGCAATATAAGGGTTTTTGGACATGGCGATCACAGGCGAGCAACATAGACCGTTAAACGTATCACGAGAAGATAAAGTATAATTGGCACCGGGATAATAGCGCAACATGCTTTCAGTTTCACCCCAATCGTAAACTCCATTGTTCACGTGGTCATTGAAATCAATAAACAATTGTCACGCCATACCTCACCAGTACGCTGCCGATGCAACATCCACCCACGAATGGATCCACGGGGTCGTTCATTAGGAAACATGTTCAGAATTCCCTTAACACTGCCTGTGGTGTCAACATTAACGAGTGCCAAGTCATAATCCGCTATCCGAACAACGTCATCGCGTCTAAAAACTTTGCGGAAACGTGCATTGACAAATTCGTCAGACATTCGTGTACACGTCAAATCGATATCAACATTACGCTTGTGGGCTGCATCAACAATGTGCATAGGCATCATTACGACGTTACTCGCAACAATCAATGCATTGCAACGATACCCATTTGCCAACATAGATACGGTGTGTTTAGACATGAGTCTCTCAACTCTATCATCACCACCAATATCTTTTTTATCAACATCGACAACTGTTGTCTCAACTTTGGCCCAAACATTTTCCTCTTTATCGCGTGCTTCAATTTCGGAAACTGTGGTTGGCGAAAGAACTCCTTGATCTCCAAAGCTGATACTCTTCCAAAGTTTATACATTGCATAAATGCTGGTGCATACAGCAGCTGTGCCTATGAAGTACTTTCCGTAATTGTCACGCACTTTCTTGAAGATATCTCCACAATTCGAATGATCATCAACAAGACGTCGTTCTATCAAACGTTTGGCAAAATAAATTTTAACCAACCAAACGAACAACGCAGCTGAATAGAAGAAGGAAAGATAAAAGATGGCTGGTCCAATTCCAAAAAACACAGTACAAAATACAAAACATAACCACACTCTCAAATCATATAAGAGTGAATGCATGTCTGTCTTCCACTGGTTCTTGGAAATATCCATCTGAGTTGACACCAACAAGGAAAATACAAAAGGATTTTCGAACCATTCTTTAGGAATGTAATTGACCCAATTTGCATACCTCGATCTTTCAAAATCATGCAGCCATTGTAACAATTCATCACTTGCACATTCTTCCAACAAATATTCCGCAAAGTGTGCATAGGACAAAGCCTTACTGCTAACTCTATCGAATGCAAATGCCATCAATCTTCCAGACCAACCCGCAGTGCGATCAAACAATGTATGCCAATACAATTTGGTCTCACTACGTGACCGGTGTTTTTCCCATTCACGAAACGACATGGCAGAAATAACTCGTCCTTCCAAAGTGGCGTGTGGTTGCACACATTTACACATTTGAAGGGGACGTGCACATTTCTGACACATACTCATATGGGTCTTTTGGCCACGTTCAACAAGTTGTCGTTGCGATTCAAAATGGTTCTTGCTATCTTCAAGGCAATAATCAATTACATCGAAAATGGAAATGTTCTCCATCTGGCGTCCTTGGTGTCTTAAAACAGAGAGCTGAACATTTTGCTTCCTGTTGGCAACACTACCGGAACCAGTGGGCTTCATCTCAACATCCTCAATTTTGGCTTCATACATGGTAATTTCCCACAAATCAGGGATGTCAGGTTGATTGACTTCTCCATCTTCGTTTGTGTAAAACAAGTTTACTTTACGGGAATCGATACCTGCACCACCATCCTTGCGAAATTGCTTTTTAACTCTTGGAACAATGTGAATATTCCCGCGTCTTAAAACAGAAGCAGGACAATTGGAATAAGAACTTGCGTCCAAATCCAACATGTTCGAAGTGACAGTGACAAATTTCGGCTCAATTGCAACAACACCCTTACTTTCGAGATCAGGCATCACGGCAGTCTCCCTAACATTGTTGATAACTTTAATCAACATTGTAGTAGGAGCAACAGATACCTTAGTTGCTAACGTATTGCCAAAATCATCAAATCGTACAACGTTCATATACGACTTATAATTTGACATATACGCATCCTCAGAATTGTAGGTGTAACACTTGTCAGGGGAAACATCAATGCCATTATACGCACCACATGCTTGAGTCAAAATAGCAGCAATATCGGTTTTACCCAGTGAACTACCGCCAGTAATGAACATAGCATATGGAGCAACTCGCAAATTTCCACTTGCGCGCGTCTGTTGATAATGTGTCCACTTAGCACGGAG